ACAATGGGTGGGTCTGGCACATTTACAGTTGGTGAAAAGGTTACTGGTAGTAGTAGTGGAGCTATTGGAACTGTAGTTTCACAAAACGGGGCTAGTTTGGTAGTAAGTAGAACGAGAAGAACTACTCATTCTTATACTGATAATTCTGTATTCTTACCAAATACAACTGCTTTTACAACATCTGATACTATTACTGCAGTTAGTGGGAATAATGGCTCAGGGGTTAGTCGTTCAGCAACTACAGTTGTAAATGGTTCAATTGCAAGAGTTAGGGTGGTATATGAGGGTTATGGTTTTTCACAGTCGCCACAGGAATATATAATTACAACAAATGGTAGTGGGGCTACTCTTACACCATATGGATCTAAGATTGGTGGAATTGGAAGTTCTATTGTTGTTTCGCCTGGAGTTAGTTATGGAACAAATTCTACTTCTGGATCAAATACTAAATCATCGCCATGGACTACTGCAATAGGTAAACCAAATGTATCTGTTGTTGTTGATAGAGATGGGATGTATGTTGATGAAAAGGCCTTTTTAAGTCATGGAACAAAAACTCCTGATAAAGAGAAGATAGTACCGTTCAGTTATAAAATTGGTACTGAGTTGGCCTATGAAAAATGGGTAGATATAATAATGAAGATAGGTGCACCCGCAGGTATGAAAATCTTTCCAGAACAATATCTTAAAGATACGGAAACTTCAACGAAAGTAATATCAGGTAGGATCACTTATGGGTCTGGTGGAGCTACAGAGGAAAATATTTAGGGGTAAAAAATGGCAACAATATTAACAAATAAATTTAAAGTTAGAAATGCTAAATCATTTATGGAATTATTCAGAACTAATAATATTTATATGTTTATTGGTAGGAATAGAGCATGGTCTAATGAAGCAAGTCCTGATACTCCCACTAATTTGACAGCATTGTCTAATGAATTAGATGTTTGGAATGATATCATAGTACTTAAAAAGGTTTCTATTAGTGATGTTTCTTTGGTTGTTCCTAGATATGATTATAGTTCTTCAGTAGCATATACTGAATATGAACACGACAAAACAGATTTATTTACTAGGGATGGGGTTTCTCCAAATTTAAATCCTTTTTATGTCGTAAAGCAGGAATATAGTGGAATGTATACGGTATGGAAGTGTGTTGCGAATGTAAAAAATACTGCACCTACATCAGAGCCCACGTGGGCAAATGGAATATCTGCAACACATTTTAGGGATAATCTTGATGTAGATGGTTATTTATGGAAATATATGTATAGGATAACCAATAATGATATGACTAAATTTGGAACAACATCAGCTGATTCAACTGGAAATAAATGGATGCCAGTTAAGAATGTAGTTACAGCTGGAGTTCAACAGGATACTAATTCTCAATGGGATGTTCAACGACAAGCAATACATGGTGGAGTTCATTATATTAGACCAACTGCAGCTATAGTTTCAGCTGATGCTAGTAAAAAGGTCAGGTTGGATGGTGATGGAACAGGTTTTGATGCAACGATACGAACTGTTAGTAGTATACAATATGTTGATATAGATGATCCAGGCAAAAATTATACATATGTTCGTAGGGCAATGAAGGAAACATCAGTAGGCAGTGGTATATATGCAGAGGATACTAATTTAACTGCTATGTTATCACCTATAAATGGCCATGGGTTTGATTCGGTAGAAGAATTTGGCGGTTATAGATTAATGGTACATACAACTTTAGAAGGTACTACTAATTTTGGTCAACAAGGAGCTACTTATCAGCATACATATGCAGATGGAACTAATACTGATTTTCGTACAGTCGGTTTATTGATTGATCCGATTAAAAGTACGAGTAGTCATGATGATATTTTAAATGGTGAAGAAAAGGGAACTATAGTAGTTTCTGGTGATAGACAATCAGCTGTAGATTCTACCAATTTAGTTAAAATAAATTATACTAGTGAAAATAGAGATGGTACTTTAGCTAGTGCTAGTGATTGGTTAGAAAAGGAAGTGATGCAATTAAAAGATAGTTCTACGACTGCAGCCGGAGCTCCAGTTGATATGCATGCAATCGGTAGGGTTGTTGATATAGATACTGGTAGTAAGAATGTCTTCATACAGCCATATGCAGGGAGTGAATCAATAACGAAATTTTCAAATTCTTCAACTTACTATATCTTTTTGGTAGATAGTGGTGAGGCTCATGGAGTAGATACTAGTAACTATTTTGTGCCTGGCGGTGGAAGTGGGGTTGTACAGAATGATTTAATTCCATATACAGGTGATGTCATCTTTTTGGATAATAGAGTTGCTATTACCAGATATAGCGATAGAACCGAAACAATAAGACTTGTAATAGAATTTTAGAGAGGTAAAGAAAAATGGCAACAGAAGACGAATATATGTCCACTAGTGCATTAGCATCAGCTCCATTAGTAGAAATTACAAATCCAACTGATGAGCATGAGTTAGAAGAAAAAATAGAAGATGTTCGTACTGCATTTTGGGTTAAAGAGGATTTATTGACTATTAAGGATGAAGTAGAAAAAATGCAGAAAGCAATGAGAAAACTTCATACTAAACCTGCAGAGGGGGGTAAGGTTGATGATTCAGAAGCACCCCATCATAATGATCATGATTGGGAGGATAATTTTACAGACTTATTGTATAAATCAGGGTTTCCTGTACAGGTTAGGGAATTAAATGAAACTCAATCTATTATAAAAGATAGAATAAGAAATTTAGCAGATGGAATATTCTTAGAAACTGGTGAGATTCTTAAAGCAGGCCAAGTAACTTATAGTAATAATATTTCGTATGTGAGTCTTAATACTGAAAAATTATTGAATAATTACACTACAACTTATGATGGGTTGGATGCATCTCTTTATATTATTGGAAAGTATATTAGTGATAGTGCTGGAAAAATACAAGCTAAAGTAGTTGCCGCTTCAGCTGATAGTTATCAAGGTACAAATGCGGAGAATCATTCACTTACTTTATTTTTATCTTATATTTATTCGGATGGAAGTGAATCAAGTATAGATAATATATTTCAATCAGCTGATGCTTTATATATTCTCAATAGTGACGGTACAGTTTCTACGACACAAATAGGAACTGTTGGTAAGTTTCGTGATTTTCCTTTGAATGCCACTGGTAAAGCTTCGTTGGCACAAATAAAAGAAGGCGTTATTTATGCAAATGGAGTTACCTTAAAAGTATGGCCCCAAACTTTGATTGTTGACAAATATAGTACAGTTCCTACTTATAGAATAGGGTTGGTAGTTGAAGAGCGTCAAATTACTGTTGCAGAATCTCCTAGATTGGCTGATAATGCAATTGGTTCGCCGGGCGAAGGTGGGCCAGGGGCAGATAGAAAACAACTTACAGTTCGTCTTGCAAAACGGATTATAGGTTCTCAAAATAATGAAAGATTTATAGATTTACTTAAAGTTGTGAATGGCGATGTACAATGGAAGAATAGATATGTACAGGAAGATGCAACTAAGTCAGATATAGTAGAATATGAATATAATCATCGTGGTGATAAGATTATAACTCCATTTGATTATGAAGTCAGGGAGCATCTTAGTACAAATTCAGATTCCAATGGGGAATCTGGACTTTATACTGCTTCTACTGGTGGAAGTGACACTCTTTTGTCTTTGGGTGTTGGTACTGGTACTGGTACTGTACAGGGTAGAGAGATTGATATATTGTCTAAGCAAAGAGTTAATATAGAAAAGTCAAGAACACTTAAAACCAAAACAAGTACAACTTCTGTTGCAGCTCAGGTAGGGAATTATGTAGTAACTGATGGTGGGATTGATATTACAGAAAAAACTATTACTGCAACAAGTGAGTATATAACTTGGATGCATTTTGCACCAAGTGTAGCTACTCTTTCAATGAATACTAAAATTAATTTACGGAAAGCTAGTACTGTAATAGGAACAGCACGAGTTAGGGATATTACTAGGTTTAATTCTGAGTTTCAAATTTATTTATTTGATATTGATATAACAACTGCAGGGAACACATTGAAAGATGTCGAGGAATTGACTACAGCCTCTAGTAATTACAAAATCGCAGATATTAATACAGAATTTACTCAAACAGTTATTCAGAGTCATGGTAGTTCAGAAACTGCAGCTTCTGCTGATGATACACAATTTGGAATTGATGCAACATTGACTTCTTTGAATGATACTTCAAAAAATAAAAATTTATTTAAGATTCCAAAGGATGGAGTATATCACGATACTGGAGTTTCAAGTGTCGCTATTAATAGTGTCAGAACCACGTTTATGGTTACTGCAAGCGGTACAACTTTAACTATTGATATTTCTTCACTTTCGGGAGAAACTTTTGATGATAGTAATAAAATCTTGATATCAGGTTCTACTTATAGAAATGTAGATGTTATAGTGTATGGTGATTCTAATACTACAACTGGTAAGATGTGGACATCTGGCGAGTTGGCAATTTCTTATGATGCACCTAAGACTACGATGACAATTATCGAGGATGGAACTAGTGCAATTCAAGATGGGTTGAATTATGTTGTTATTACACCAGTGAAGTTGTCATCACCATCGACTTTGACCAAAACAGTTAAATATAATACCTATAATGTTACTAGTAAAACAACTGGTACTACTTTTCCTCTATCTTTAGAGCATTCAGATGTATTGGATAAGAATTGGAAGGTTTATCAAAAGGGTGATGGTTGGGGTTCTAATGCAGATACTCTTGATACTGATATATCATCACGTTTTGAAGTGGATACTGGCCAACGTGACAACTCATATGAAATAGGAACGATAAAATTAAAAGATGGTGAAGAAGCACCAGTTGGCTCACTAAGAATAGATTATTATTACTTTGATCATTATGATGGAACGAATGTTAGGTCAGGTGATTATATTTCGGTTGATTCATATCCAGTTGGAAGTGTTCCGGCCGGAACTGCAAGTGGTTGGGGTACTTTTTTATATACTGATATTCCAAAATTTACTAGTCAAACAACAGGGGTTAGTTATAGACTGAGTGATGTTATAGATTTTAGACCAACTAAAAATACGTCAGGGGATATTGTAACAAGTTTTAGAACTCCATTTAATACTACAGTTGATATCGGCCAATTGAAATATTATCAGCCACGAATAGACAAAGTATACTTAACTAAAGGTTCTAAAGATCCCGAAGAAATTTCTGATGGTAGTTTGGTTATTGGTGAAAAATATAAAATTTCCAGTGTTGGTACGAGTGATTTCACGACATCTGGTGCCAATTCAAATGTAACAGATGAAATCTTTATAGCTAATTCTATTGGTGGAACTGGTACTGGGAAAGTAACTCGTTTTGTGGGGAATTTAAGAGTTATAAAAGGAACTCCATATGATGGTGAATCGGTTGTTCCAGATGATCCTAAAGTTGGTTTGCCAGTTTTTGAGATTAGAGTACCTAGTTATGTTTTTGAAACTAAGGATGTTATTGTTAAACAAATTGATAATGTTGAAAGGAAGAATTTTGACGTTTCTAAATATGAAAAAATAATTGAAAATTTACAACGTCATGCATCAGTAGACCCATTAGAAGCAAAAGCAGATAGTCACGATCTTGGTCGCGGTAGAAAGAAAATTGGTCATTTCTTTGATTCATTTGAAGGTCAAGAAAAATCAGATGTTCTGTTGAAAGAATATTCATCTTCTATAGATAGGTTTAGGAATGAATTAAGACCAGAATATGCAGCAGAAGTTTTGAGTGTTCGTAAAACACCTACTTGTTCAGAAAGTTTGTATGATCCACAAACAAATAGTGTTTCTGATAAAGAATTACTTACACTGCCTTTAGATGCAGCTTCTAATTATGTAATAGAAGTTCAGAATATTGAGTCTAGTGTGGATATTACATTACGAACAACTCATACAGATGTCTATAACGGCTATATGAAAATTACACCGAATTATGATTATTGGAAATCTACAAAATCCCGTCCAGATTTGACTAGAAATAAAAATGGTGAATTTGATGGAATAAAGTATCATCCAACTGCAACAGATGTTAATGGGATGGTATGGGAAGATTGGAGAACTCACTGGTCTGGATTTTCTAAAAATGAATTTGAGGAATTGTCTTCAGATACTTCATATAAGAGTATTTTAAATGAATTGAAAAAGAGTTATGAAGTAGAATCTAATTCCATTGAAGTTGCTGGTAAGCATGTTTTGACAGATTATGTACCTTATATTAGAACTCAAAATATTGTAATTGAAGTATATGGTCTAAGACCAAATACCAGTAATATCCGCTTAAAATTTGATGGTGTTGATATCACAACGGATGTTTATTCTAATAGTGCAACAAGTAGTTCATTTAAAAATACATCTACAACGACTTTAAGAACTGATGATTATGGAAGATTTGTTGGCACATATACAATTCCAAATGTGGATGCAGGGGTTGGTACTAAAAAATTCAAATCTGGTAAAAAATTAATAGTTCTTGATAGTGCAAGTAATGATGTTGATTGTTATGCAGAAGCTATCTTCAATGCAGTTGGGTATGTGGATAATAAGGTATCCACTAGGAATCTTGAATATTCTTGGCCAGACCAAACGGATGATACACTTTCACAAGGTCTTGAGATTTTTGATGATTGTTTTGTAAAGAAAATTGATTTATATTTCAGTTCAAAGGAAAGTTATGGTGCTATTAGACCAGTTATATTACAATTAAGAAAATTGATAAATGGAAAGCCTTCTGATGAAATAATACCGTTTTCTACAGTTGTTGTTAATCCTACTGATAAATTGAATTTCACTGCAGCTCCCTCTAATTTTTCGGTTGGTGATACAGTAAGAGGTCAAACTTCAAATGGTGTTGGTACTATTGTATCAAAAAGTGCAACTGCAAATCAGGTTACTATCAAAACCATTGCAGGTAAGTTTGATGATGGTGAAGTTGTTACGAATGGCACTAATACATATACTTTAAATGGTTCTGATGCAGTTACAGTTGGAATAGAAACTAATGGAACTACTGCAACCACATTTGAATTTACCGAATGCGTTTATTTACCGAAGGGCAAGTATTGTATAACTATAATTACCCCATCACCATTATATAAAGTAAAGGGGTTAGATCTTAGGTCAGAGGTTGGAGCAAGAATGACTGGCGTCGGGCAACTTTATCAAGGTTATGATATTTTGAAAGGAAGGTTGTTGAAATTTAGATTGTGGAGAGCTAAATTTAATACTTCTTTGGCTACATCAAATAGAACTGGTACTTTACAAACTTCTACTCTTAGTGATATTACTCTTGAAGCAAATCCTTTATTATCTTGGGATTATACTGATACTGCGAATAGAAATACTATTCGTGTTTATCAGAAGAATCATGGTCACGTTTCGGGTGATAAAATTACTTTTGGTGGAGTAGTAGGAACTGATACGGTAGAGGTTGATTTTTCTAGTGTTAGTAGTGTATCGGGTTGGGAGCCTGGTGAAGTTATATATCAACATTCAGCTGATGTTAGTGGCGACAATATCTTTTATTATGCACATGGGATATTGGTAGATTTTACAGCAGGTACGCCAAATTCAGCAAATATAGCAATGCTTTCTACTGATAGTTTTACTTCAAGTGGGGCTAGTAATGTTACAATACGACAGGCAGCTGGTACTGGTAGTTATCAGGAAGGTGCAGTAAAAAATGCATTAATTGATTATACTAATTTCAATACATTCAACAAATATAAAAGGCGACTTAATGGGATAGATGTAGCACATATGAATAATGGTGCTGTTACTTCATTAGGTTCTGCTTCTGGTAGTGCTAATAATAATGCTTCAGTTAGGGGCACTGGCTATACTAATGGAGAAAATATTAATATTGCAACTACTGCAGTAACTGGTAGTGGTACTGGTCTTACTGTTAGGTTTGTAGCTACAACTGGAATTATTGATAATTATACATCTGGTACAAACACGGCCGGTGTGCATGCTGTGAGCCCAGGCACAGGTTATTCTGTGGGAGATGAAGTTTCAATATCTACTGGGAATGGTGATGCACGAATTATAGTCACTGCAGTGAATGAAAATGAATATACGGTTCAGAGTACCAATTTGACAAATGATTATTATGAAGTTAAGAGAACGGGTACAGGCAACGTTGGTAGTACAGGTTCAACAAACATTACCAGTTTTGCTGATAATACTACAAATGGAATAAGAGGAATAGGGGAAAGTTCTGTTAAAATAAAAGCAGATACTTCTGGAAAAGGCCCAAGAAGAAAAATTGATTTGGTTTATCATTCTGATACTTCTATTATACCAGAGGATACTACTTTAAATTGGAGTACTTCATATAATGATATAAATGGTACATATGAAGATTTTACTAGAAATGCTAATGAGGTAATGCAGACTTCCAAATATGTTGATGACAATTTATTTTTGAAAGCAGTTTTTGACAGTTCAAATGATAGAGTTTCTCCTGTGGTTGATAAGAGTATGTTAAATTTGGTACTGGTCAATAATAGAATGGATAATAGTGAAGAAGTTTCTTCATATATATCCAGAAAAACCACTCTTGGCGATAGTGCAAATTCTATTAAGGTTGTAACAGATGCCATTGTACCAAAGAGCTCTTCAATAGAGATGTGGTGTAGGGTGGATGATACAGCTTCAGCAAATAATTTCAATGATATATCTTGGACGCAAGTACCACAAACTACTGTGATGGCAACCGATGAT